TTACCAACACAGATAACGCTTATGGTGGACGGCGAAGAGTTCGGTAAATGGATATACAATACCACTAAAAATGGACAAACAATATACAGTAAAAACGGAATGGTCGCATAATGAGAATATTGACCACTAATGAAGTAAAGACAGCAACTATAACAGCATTAACAGAAACGCCGGGATATGCCTTTAACACGGCACTAAAAGACACTCGGAGAAGCCGTAGAGGAAGGACTTTATCAAAAAGCAATCAGACATTTTTATTTGACTTAGGCTCTGCAAAGGCAATATCTTATTTTATGCTGATTGACCATAACCTCACAGCAACAGCCGTAGTACACCTTCAGGCGAACGCTACGGACGTTTGGACAGCACCATCGGTAGATATTACTATTACTTATGGGACTTATCTATTACATGAATTCACCACGGCGTCTACTTATCGATACTGGAGAGTAACGATACACGATACTAATAATACAAACGATTATATACAATTCAGCAAGATTTATTTAGGTGCTTATTTGCAAATGCCTTTAATGTCGAAAGAACACAAGATTCCAACGGTCAGCACATCGAGCGTTGATAAATCAAACAGCGGCCAGGCATACGGCGATCCGGGAATACTCTTTAAAAAAGCGTCTATAAATTATAAGAACATAACAAATACTGATAGACTTTTAATCGATGCCGCATTAAGATTGACCGATATTTATACACCATTCTTTATTATCATATGGGAGGCTGATTTAACGCTTGAACCGCCGCTATATGTGATATTAACAACAATGCCGGACTGGACACGGGCGGATCAAATCGGGTTGAAGTGGACATTGACATTATCATTTGAAGAAACATTTTAAGGGGGCTTTATGGCCGGAACTCAGGTTAACTTATATTCTCAATCTAATTCGGATATTTTAGAAGTACAATTGACGCTTGACCAGACACGGAAAGGACTTCATCAAGTATCACTTACCAATTACGATAACACATCTCTTCCCGCAGTTGCCGCTGGTTCTGTAATCGAGGTCAATGGAGCTTTATATAAATTCACATCAGATGAAGCCATAACAGGAAGCCCGTCAAACGGTGTTGTCTATATTTACATTGACCCGGCAACTATAACCGCAGTATTTACAAACACCGCGCCAACATGGTCAGACAGTAAACAAGGGTACTATGGAACAACAACGACGGCTAATTGCAGATATTTACAATTTAGGTTAAAAAAATCTAGTGCTTTATGGGAATCTAAAGCTACTTCTTTAACTTCCAAAAATGATATTATATTATACGCCTCAGACGCCACTGAAAGAAATACTACAAGTGTTACGCGAGTAAACGAAACAAATATGGGTATTACTTTCAATGTTAAAAAAGGATGTTTTTATAAAATGACACTTACATATGAAGTTAAAATCAGCGGAGAAGGGCCGGCGGATATATGGAATGGCGATTCAACATTTATATCCGGGACAAATAAATTTTTATCTAGCCCTCCTTACTTCGCTCAGGACTCGCAACTTCCTGAACTTGCACGTGTCTATTCGGCTAGCTATACTGGCAAATTGATGATTAAATCGGAATATTTGAGTATATATTCAGGGTCATATACTTATTATATGAGTTGGCAGGTTACTTCCGGTAGTACGGTTTACACTAAGAACAGAGAAGTATATATAAAGGAAATAAGCGACTATTCGTTATGACAACCAATTTTATAATATTATGGGAATTTGACATCCCCCTATTAAGAGACTCACTCCTCAATTATTCCGCTGGTATTTGGAAATGGTGTATTTCTCCCGGTGATATAACCGTAACAGACGACAACGGAAATATTGGATATTATGGATATACAAATGAAATAATATATAATCTTGGATCAGTTGTTATAGATGGTACACCGTTATTAAAAGTTACCGATATAGACGATTTAAAAACACAGGACTCCGCTTATTATTATGATTTATTAGATACAACAATATATATAACATTTGCAAATTATGAACCATGGCTAGATCAACTTATATTTCTTGGCGCAGTTTCTGGTTATTCAAACAAAGACGACAACAACGGTAATGTATTTTCCGGTAACTATTACAAACCCATAGTACAATCTATATCAGGCATAAAGAAATCAAAAGACCCTCTATTTTATGGTTTGCTTAAATACAACACGGGCACAGTAAAGCTGATTAACACCGATGGCGAGTTTGATTCATGGCGAGATCAAAAATCATATAGACAGCCGACACGCCTTTTACTTGGCGAAGTGGGGGATATTTACTCTGCATTTGTCCCAGTTGGTGCTGGCGTAATTGGTGAGCATACACGGTCATGGGATAACTTCAGTATTAAGTTTGAAGATCCCCGGAACGTGCTATCTAATAAGATGCCAAAGAATAAACTTAAAAAAGCAGATTGGCCTGATTTATCCGATTCAAACGTAGACGCACCGAAACCGATTGCATACGGAGAGATAAATAATGCCCCGTGTATATGCTTAAATGAAGAGGCGACAGCTTCTTATTATACATTTTTAATATGTGATACTGAATACAATTCAGTTTCAGCACTTGGCACGGTTAAGGTTAATAATGTGGCAGTATCTGTTTATAGTTCAAATCTTGCTGCCGGTACTTTTGTATTAACTTCAGCTATTGCCGGGAGTGACAAATCAGCAGTTACTGCGAGTTTTACGGCAAATGCCATAGACAACGGCGTGGATATAATTAAAGACATCCTAAAAAACTACGCTGACACGGATTACATCTCCGAATATTATGACCTTGTAGAGACAGCGCAAGCCGTGACAGATTGCTCAGGGCGCAACGTAGCTTTATATATCAAAGAAGAAAACGATGTCAAAAAAGCACTTGAAAAAGTATGTATTGACATTGACGGTTTATTCTTCATGCATGATGACGGCCTATGGACTGTAAGGATTTATGACGATGATAGAACACCGGCGCAAACAATCGAATTTGATGATATACTTGAAGGAAGCCCGGCAATAGACGGTAATGAAGATCAATTCTTATCATCAGTTATTATCAAGTATAATAAAAATCAAGCAACCGGATCATATTCAACTTATGAAAATACACTTTATGAAGCGGAAGTTTTCGCATATTACAAAGCCTTGCAAACAAAGACTTTAGAAACCAGACTTTCAGACCTTGCATCAGCACAGGCGAAATCAGAATCAATTATGGCATTTTCAAAGTATATTCAAGACATTGTTAAGATTAAAGTTGGATTTGAGTTTTACGATTTAGAAATTATGGACTTTGTAATTTGTGATCCTATCCGCAGAAGATCGGGAACTGAAATAAAGGGTGTTTATGAGATTATAGACATTAACAAAGATTTTAACAATTTCAGGATACAATTAACCTTAAAATATATTAAGACTTATGTACCGGTAGTGACTCAGTACGATGTCAGAGTTACAAGCACTGGAGATTATAGAATACTATCAGACGGAAGGACAAGGATGGCACAACAATGAGCGTAACAATCAAAGACATAGCAGCGACACAAACCGTATTAAATAATGATGACTATTTTGAACTTCAGGAAAACGCAGGGACAAGCAAGAAAACAATGTGGTCAACATTTAAAAGCAACCTTGAAACGTATTTTGATACGTTATATTATAAAACTGGTGTAAATCTTACTGTTTACAAACAGGAATCTTATTCAATTCTGGATAATGACAACTATGGAAGAGTTGAAGTTGATACGACTGCAGGAGCAGCTACAATAACGCTTCCGCTAATGGCTAATAATATCGGGCGTAAAATAACAATTGCATTTGTCAAAAATGACGCTTCCGCCGATGTTGTAACGATATCTCCACACGCTACAGACGCAAATAAACTTTCTAACGATGGATTAGCGTCAATAATTCTGCCTAAAGTTGGGAATTATGTTTCATTAGTTCAATCTTCAAATTCAGGATTCTGGGAAATTGCAGATGAGAGGATAACAAGTCAATTAAGATTAAACACTTACGCCGGATATGGTGGAACAGATAATAAAATAATGCGGTTTACAAATGTCGTTGAAAATGTTGGAAATATGTTTTCAGAAAATCATGTTTCTGGATATTCTAGTAATGCAAAAGGGCTTGAAATAACTATAAATAGAAGTGGTAAATATTCATTCAGTTTTTCAACTAACGGCGGACCGATATCAACTCAATACGGATTTAGTTTAAATTCTTCACAATTAACAACGGGAATCCAATCAATAACTATTTCAGACAAATTATCGATAGAAGCTGTTCATTCTGGGGGATACGGTACAACACCGTCAATACAATTATATTTTAAAAGAGGCGATATAGTTAGATATCATACAGATGGATATGCGCCAACAACAGCAGCCGGTATTCATGCTAATATATCATATATAGGATAATAAAATGAACGATAAATTAAAGCAAATAATCAAAAGATACAACCAGAACGAAAGATCACAACTATTCGATGACATTAAATCCGTGTTAAATTGCGATGATAAAACCGCCATGAAGTACGCTATGAGCCACTGTAATTTAGTATCATTTTGGGCCGGTATAAAAGTTCAAGGATACACAGACATAGAATATGCAGACTTTTTCAAACTTATGCTAGATCATG